GACGAAAGATCCGGTTATAAATTTTGTATTGATGAATAATTGAGTTGCTTCATTTTTACTTTTCTGTTTATCACAGTGCATAATTTGGTTTCAAACCAACGGGCAATTCTTATGGACTTCCTTTAAGGATCATCCTATTGTTGTTGCATTTACATTAGGTGGTACTGCTGCATTAATTTTCTTAACTGCGACTAATTATGCAGTTCAACATTTTAATGGTTTATTTTGGCCAGGGCGATTTATTGCTTTTGGCACAGGTATGGTTGTGTTTACTTTATTGACTTATATTATGATGGGCGAAGGCATGAATGCTAAAACGGTGGTATCATTAGTACTTTCATTGGCTATAATCTGTCTTCAAATATTTTGGAAATGATAGACCCATATAAAATATTAGGAATTCCCCAAACAGCTACGGATGATGATATTAAAAAAGCATATCGTACATTAGCAAAAGAACATCACCCTGATCGCACTAAAGGAGACGATACTAAGTTTAAGGAAATTGCCGAGGCATATGAAATCTTAAGTGATCCAAAAAAGAAAGCCCAGTGGAATGCTCAATCAAGATTTGCAGGCGGTGGATTTGATGAGCAATTCTTTGAAGATTTTTTAAAGAATCAAGGCTTTAGTGGAATGTTCAACAATAGATATGGTTGGGCTGATAATGGAAAAGGTCAAGACATAAAGACACAAATTCAAATTAGTCTTGAGGATGCCTACTATGGTGTGAACCGTGAGATGAGAATAGGTATGAAACCTATTTCGGTTACAATACCACGAGGTATAAGAAATGGACAAAGACTTAGACTAAAAGGATTAGGGCAGAGAGGATTAACAGAAGAACTGCATGGTGATTTAATTCTTACTGTGGTTGTTGGAGACCATTCAGATTATATGATTGATAATCGAGGTCTTCATAAAATTCACCGCGTTGATGTATTTGATGCTATGTTAGGTGGAAAAGGTATCATTGATATCTTTGATAAAAAGATAAGCTTTACAATCCCACCAAATACACAAAATGGTACTCTCCTTAGAATACAAGGGAAAGGATTTCCTCTTTATAATCAAAATGATGCGTGTGGAGATCTTTATATTAATATCCTTGTTGAATTACCTAAGTCATTAACTGATAGTGAAAGAGAATTGCTATCACAGATTAAAAAATCAATAGATGGAAGACAATAAGTATTTACGATATATCTTAGAAAATTTAGAAAAGCTAGGTTATGATGATTATATGAATCTATGCTATAATATAGTAGTATCATTTCCTCATGATATTTTATCATATAGTGATGTTTCTACATTACAGAGAATACAGAGTTTAGATAGATTAATAGTCTACTTTGAGGAAAAGGAACAGTATGAAAAATGTAATGAAATTAAAAAAGTACAAACATTATTAAAAGAAAATCAAAATTAAAATATGTTAAGTTTATTAAAACACTTCAATTACACGCCACCTAAACTAGAGAATTGGTCTAAAGGTATATTTGAAATACGAGAAAAAGAACCGGGTTATATGTACCTATATGTAAACGGTGAACAGTGGATGGCATATGATTTGAATTCGCACCTTGAAGCATATGAACTGTTCTCCCACTATATGTTAGCAAAGGGCCACGTAACGGTTACCGGTATGGGATTTGGCGTTAGGGAAAATTGGATCTTAACAAAACCTGAGGTTACAAAATTAACAATCATTGAAAGAAGTAAAGAAGTAATTGATTATCATAAAAAGAATAAGTCTGCATTTCTTAAAGATCCTCGGGTAGAAGTTATCTGTATGGATGCATCTGAATATAAAGGTTCTTGCGATGTACTTCTTTTAGATCATTATGAAACTGCTGATTATGAATCTATACTTGCTGATGTTAAAAAGATACATGATCAGGTTGATTGTAAAACTATGTGGTTTTGGCCATTTGAAAAAATCATAATGCATTCAAGAAGGTGGCATACATTTAATGATAAACCATATCGTCTAATAACAAAGTATGAAGCATATTTGTTATTAAAGAAAAACTGGAAATTGGATAAATTACAAATGCTTGAACCTGGAGATATTGATCTGTATTGTATGATGTTTGGATCTAAGATGTTTTCTCAATCGGAATTTACATTAAATACAATGTTTACTGACCGTAATGTACATCATGAGATCTATAGAAGAATCTAATTGTTAATAACTTTTTTCATTTTTGGAGAAAAAAGTTAGAGAAAAATTTTCAAATCCCAAAAATTTGTTTTATATTTATATAAAATTAAACGGATATGGATAAACTGAAACAAAACCTTAACTATCTGCAATCCTTCCTAGATGAAATGAACGAATCATCGTCTGGTAATCATAAGATTGCAACTATTCGTAAACATGCTGATAATGATTTTCTAAAGAAGGTCTTTCAGTATACTTACAATCCTTTTAAGAAGTATGGAGTTCATACCAGAGTTCTTCAAAAGAATTCTCACTTAACTGCACCAGAAAATCTGTACACTGACCTATTCCAACTATTGGATGATTTGGCAGAAAACAATTTAACCGGGCATGCTGCTATCCAGGCGGTTAACACTTTCGTAAATGAACTTCCGACCGATCAACAAAAACTTATTCATTACATCTTAGATAGAGACCTTCGTATGGGTGCCTCTATTACATCGGTACTTAAGGTACATCCTAATATCATTCCTATCTTTAAGGTGGCACTCGCGCACCCTTACAATCCGAACCGTGTGAATTTTGAAAAGGAATCATGGTACGGTTCTCGTAAACTAGATGGAGTCCGTTGTATCTGCCGTAAGGAAGGTAATTCAGTAACCTTTTATTCAAGGAACGGTAAGGAATTTGAAACTCTAGGCCGTATCGCTGAAGATGTAAAAAGAATTCCAGGTAACTTTATCCTAGATGGAGAAGTCTGTATGGTTAATGACAATGGTGCCGAAGACTTCCAAGGTATTATGAAGGAAATCCGCCGTAAGGATCATACCATTAAGAATCCTAAGTTCCTGGTATTTGACTGTCTGATTATCGAGGAATTTGATAATCATGGTGGTACTACTGATTTATCTGACCGCCTTACCCGTAAGCCTATTAAGGAAATCATTTTCCAGGAATTTCAAACATTGAGTATCGTTGAACAAGTTCTAATCAAAACCGAGGAACAGTTTACCGAAATGGCTAAGGATGCCGAGATCAATGGATATGAAGGTATCATGGTTCGTAAAAACATTCCTTATGAAGGTACCCGTTCTCATAACCTCCTTAAGGTCAAGAAATTCCATGATAACGAGTACACGGTGTTAGAATGTGTGAATGGCACAATTCGTTGGACAGAGAATGGCCAACAGGTAGAAAAGGAATGTCTGAGCAGTATTATTATTGAACATAAAGGTTACCGAGTATCAGTAGGATCTGGTTTCTCAAAGGAGCAGAGGGAATATTACCTTAACCGCCATAATGAATTAGTCGGTAAGACCGTAACCATTCAATACTTTGAAGAAACTCAAAATCAGATGGGTGGTTATTCATTAAGATTCCCTGTAGTTAAACACATATATCAGAATGGCCGCGATTGTTAACCCAGGTCAAGTATCACTATATTCGATGTAGATGATACTTTGGTTGTCACCAAGAGTAAAATCAAGGTGGTTAACCCTAAGACTGGTTATTCTGCAGAGCTTACACCACAAGAATTCAATACCTTTAAGAAAAGAAGAGGAGATAAGATGGACTTTTCAGATTTTCAAAATCTGGAAATTCTTAAAGCCGGTAAGATTATTGAATGGGTCTTTGATATCTTAAGAAGAACTATTTCAAAGGGTAAGCCAGTAGGAATCATTACCGCCAGGGATGATTCCAATTTGATCATAGATTTTCTTTCACATAATGGGATTAAGATTAACCCTAGTTACATTTATGCTGTCAATGATCCGTCATTAGGTTTTCGTGGAACAACTGCAGAAAAGAAACTTGCTGCATTTGAAAAATTCCACGAAATGGGTTTTACTGATTTTAGGTTCTTCGATGATGACGAGGAGAATATTGCAATTGCAAAAGAATTTGCAAAAGAGACGCCTGGCATTTCAATGGATGCCAATTTAATTAAGAAAAAATGGATACCTCAGTTCGAAGGCTTCGAATAAAGCTTAATACATTTAAGAAGGTTTTACTTAACATTAAAGAACTTTCAAATTCATCAACCACGAAGGTTGCATGTATGGCATTGAGAAAGGACTTTAGTAAAATTGCTAGCTTTGGCTATAATGGCTCTTATAGTGGAGCCGGAGTTAATGATGAAACTGGTACAGAAGAAGAATCTCTCACACCGGGAGAAAGCGGATTTATTCATGCCGAG